TCGATGAGCGCGTCAGCTTCGCCACGGGACAGCATGCTCTCTGCCCACTCGCCGCTAACCTCCATCCATACCATGATCCCGGATACCTTGTAGCGCTGCCCTGCGCTCTCGTGCTGGTAGACCCTGGACTCCGGCTCGACCGGGCGTGGCGCGTAGCTGTCGATGATGAATGCGCACGCCGCATCAATGTCTAGCGCACCCTTTTCCGTGAAGGCCATGAGGTCTGCCTTGAGCTTTTCGAGCTGGTCGTGACGCACAGCATCCGCCCGTGTGTCGTGCTGGGTGCCGTCCGCCGCTTCCCACTTGATTACTTGCTTTGCCATGGTGGTGTTCTCCTATTAAAACATCTTGAATATCGAGTAGGCGCAAGCAGCGATACCGATGCAGCACGCGCTAACGTATGCGCAGTATTTTACCGTAAACCAGAACCACGCACGGTCATTGGTCACGTCCTCGGGGCCTTTAATCATTGCTGCGGTCTCCTATGAATGTCCGGATAATTTAATTAACAAATCCGTATACGTCAAGCGCAAAAAAGGGGCCGAAGCCCCTTTCCTTATTCTGGCTGCTTGAGCCTTGCGGTCTTGCGAGACCTGCCGGTCGATCCCTCCGACTCTTCGACGATAACCATGCCCTTGAGCTGCATGGTAGTGAATACCCGCTCAAACCCCTCTGTATCCTTGCGCGCCACGGCGTTGCGCAGGACCGACACAAGCATCGGGTCGCCGGAAGACAGGCGGGCGCGGATGCGGTACATGAGGTTGTTGTCCTTCTCTGACTGCGTGTCGTTCGCCTTCTCTGCCTGTTGCAGGGCGTTAGAGTGGGCCAGGGCGCACTTGGTGCGAACATCCCGCTCGACGAAGGCATAGGCCCAGCGCACATGCTCTTCCGTTATGAGGCGCCCAGGAGCCCCTAGGATAAGTGCCAGCTTGGCGACATGCTCCAGGGCGCGACGAACGACAGACTCCAGGCCGGTAGTTTCCTTGTGAATCTCGGCCCGGTTGTGCATCCAGTGGTAGACCTCGTCCATCATGCGGGTCGCGCCAGCGGTTCGCGGCACCACTTCGCGCTCTTCGTAGTGTTCAATCCGGTGCTGCTCCATGTCGTAATGGCCGCCGTCGTACAGGCCTAGCAGCGTCATCTGCATGCGGTCGCTCATCCTTGGTCCTTTCTTGAAGCCCTCCTTGCGGCGCGGGTTGTCTTCGAATTCCTGGACGATGAACGAACGGCCTATGAAGCCGTTGGTTGCCTGTTCATAGGTGACAAGGTCGTTGAACATAACCGGAGTTGTGAGGCCGAACATCGAGATAAACGGGCGCTCAAGGCCTCGGTCGATGTTGGCCAGGGCACGGCTAAGCTGGGCAATGCGGCGCTCCAGGCGGGCCGGATCCCCTTCGTTCTCGCTAAGCTGGCGCTGCGTCACGCCAAGCTCATTCATGAGCGTCTTCCGTACGTCCCGCTTTACGTCGCCCGATAGCTGCATGTAGCTGTTCGCCTTCGAGTAGGCAGCCATCAAGGAGCCGACAACGCCCGCGTGGTATGCCTCTTTCGACTTGGTGATGGTGCCAAGCACGATGCCGAATTCGTCGATGAGGTAGTTTGCGGCTTGGTTGTCCAGGAGGTTGCGTATAATCTCCTGCTCGGACTTGATAGTGCCGACCGTTGCCCGCGCCATGCCAGCCGCTGCCAGGACTTCCGAACAGGCCTGCAAGATGGCTTCCTTGCCGGTAGACGAACCGGCAACGCCCATTGCGAACAGGTTTGTAGACGTGTTCTCTTCGTCGGTGTAGCGCAGGCCAGCCACGCAGCCGACCGAGTGAAGGGCGCCCATAACGGCGAGCGCCTCACGCGGGTAGCGAGACTGGGTGTTGATCCATGCGCAGATTTCACCAACGAACCCTGGCGGGCGCTTGAGGTCAACTCCGTCCAGACTGAATGGATGCTGGCTCTTCGCCTTGATAATTTCGCCGGTCGCCTTTACCGGGACTTCCTCTTCGACGACCTCGACCTCCTTTTTGGCGTCAATACCTGCCAATTGGGCAAACCAGGTGCCCGGCGCAAAGTCCGGCATGTCGCCAACCTCTTCCGGCTCGTGCGGTTTCCACCCGCCCTGCTCTGCGTGGTAAAAGATCGACCCGAATGTGACTGGGTTGCTAGCCTTGCCGAAGCGGTCCCACTGGTTGCGCAGGTTTATAGACCCCGCCTCAGGGTAGGTGTCGCCCGGCTGACTCCAGGAATCCCACAGCTCAAAGCCTGCGCCGCTGGTAGTGTGATGCAGGGCCATGCCTATCGAAATCCAGGTTGCCCGGTCGCAATTGGGGCTAATGTAGGTCAGCATATTGCGCAGATCCGCGTCAGTGACGTCGACTTGTGCGCCGTCATGGCTTGCGCGGTAGGCGTCCGGCCTTTCAAGCAGCTTGACGAGCGCTTCGGGCGCAACGTCGATTTCTGCCGGGCTGCCATTGAGAACGGTGTACCGGTTGCCGGACGCATGGAGGCTTCCAGGCCCCACGCAGAATCCGGACGACTTGAAGTCGATGCCTGGGTATGACTTGTGGTTCTGGACCAGCGAGACGCCTTGCGGGGCCTTGTAGTAGAGGTGCATCGAGCCGCCGCCAGACCCGGTGCCAACGGCTAGGCCGCAATTGATATGCAGGTCCAGCCCGACGTCATCGCACAGCTTGGCGTATGACTCCACACCGCCGTTGCGGGCGTCAACGTCCACGACAAGCAGGCCCTTTACCAGAACGCCATAGCCGGTGTCATAGTGGCCGCCCAGCTCGAACCCGTCCATTTGCTCGTCGGACCATTCCGGGGTGATCTGCCAATTGGAGTTTCGCGGATGCTTATAGGCCGCTTTGCACTCGGGGTAGCCGCAGCCGCAGCCGCCTTTCCCGTCTCCACCATAGAGGCCGAACCCTCGATATCCGGCTTCCATAAAGTCAATCAATTCGCCCTTAACATTGCTCATTGAAGCGTGTCCCGTGTGTATGTGTGGCGCACACTCTATATGCGCATTTCCAGATTAGCAACTAACTTAACTAATTTGAAAAAAGGTGTTGACTCAGTTAATCGCTGTCCGTAGAGTGCGCCCTGTCACAGCGACACACCACTACCACGGAGAAGCTACATGCTTTTGCAAAAAGAGAAACGCCGCCCGCCGTTCATCACCTTGGTTGGCGAGCCAGGCACCGGCAAGACAACCATGGGTTGCATGTTCCCGAGCGCGGTCGTTCTGCGTCTTGAAGACGGTGTGGAAGCCGTCCCGGACCGCTTCAAGCCGGAGCTTATGGAAAAGATCGAGACTACCGAGCAGCTCGACCAGCAGCTCCGCTGGCTTCACGGCAAGCGCCGCGAGCACGGTATCAAGACAGTCATCATCGACTCGGCCACCCGCCTCGAATCCATGATCGAGGCGGAGATTGTCGCCAACGACCCGAACAACCCTCAGTCGATCAACCAGGCGTGCGGCGGCTTCGGTGCTGGCGTCAAGGCGGTCGGTAACCGTCAAGCATACTTCCGCAAGTTGCTGGGCGTGCTCAACGAGAAGGGCGACTTCACGGTCATCATCATCGCCCACTCGACTACCGAGCTGGTAGAGCCGCCAGACGGCGACAACTACACGCGCCACACTCTGCGCCTGTCGAAACATTCGATGGCGCCGTGGGTCGACGACGTCGACATGGTCGGCTTCATCCAGTTGCATCGCTATGTTCGTGGCGCCAAGGAAGGCAACGACAAGGGCATCGGCGCGAAGGCAGGCAAGGCGAAGTCCGACGGCACCCGCATCATCGTCTTCGGCCCGCGTGCTGGTAACGTGTCCAAGAACCGTTTCAGTCTGGAGCACAAGGTCGGTGACGACTACCTGGAGCTGCCGGACCCGAACAAGCCGGACACTCAGAACGCGCTGATGCCGCTCATTCCGTACTTCGTCGAGAACGGCTATTGCGGCGCTCAGAAAGAAGAAAAATCGGTTGACGAACCGGAGCTGTTACAGGATGATTTCCCGGCTGACGAAAACGTGCCGGTAGAAGACCTGGACGACGAACCGGCAATCTAAGTAAAGCAGCTTTACGCCAGGGGCGGCGACCGCCCTGCCTAAATTTTAATGTTTCGAGGGTTACACGATGAGCGCAGTAGCAAACTTCTGGGCAGTAGACGGCGAAGTTATCGGCAAGCAAACCAACATCGAGGTAGAGGGTGGCGGTAACAACCTCGACATGCCGATCCCTGCCGGGCGCATGGTGCGCGCCATGGTCGACGACGTCCTCTGGAAGACCCAGGACAACGAAGGCACCTTCATCAACATCAAGTGGAAGGTCGTGGCTCCCGAGTGCTACGCGGGCCGTGTGATTTTCCAGAAGGTCCATGTACGCTGCATGGAGTTCCGCCACGCTGGCAAGTGGAAAGGCTTCACCGATGAAAAGATGAAGGTTCAGCGTATCAAGTTCCTCAAGATGCTGGCCACCATCGACACCAACGCGGGCGGCAAGCTGCTTTCCGTGCCGGACATGCCGACCGACGAGCGCCTGCAAGCGTGCCTTAGCGGCAAGGAAATGTGCCTCACCATGGAGGTTTGGGAAAACGAAATCGACCGCAATACCGGTCAGCGCTTCCCGAACCGCATCGACTACGGTCGCGGCAACTGGGTCAAGGCCGTGGCGCCGAAGGCTGAATTTAAAGGCATGTCCAAGGAAGAGCAGGAAGCCGAAGTCGCCAAGACCGAAGCTGTCTACAAAAAAATGCTCGAAGAGGCTGGCGGCCAGCGCACCCCGCGTCCGCAGGGCGGCGGCCAGGGCGGCGGCGGTCAGCCGCAGCAACAGCAGCGCCCGGCATCCGACTTCGATTCCTTCGACGACGACATTCCTTTCTAACCCACAAGGGCGCTTCGGCGCCCTTTCCGGGTGCAACCATCTACCACGGAGATTTACCCATGCTGAAAATTGAAAACCGCGCCACCGTAAATGCCGCCTGCCAGTACCTGTCGATGCGCGCCGGTCGCGCAAACATCGACAAGGGCGCACGCGGGGCGCGCGATATCGCGCTTGGCGTGAATTCCGGCGAGCTTATTCGTCACTTCGACTGCCTGTCGCACCTGGCGCACGGCCTTGCAGATTCTTCCGGGTGGTGGATCGACACGGAAACCGGCGAAGACGTCCGCACTTGGCCTGCCAAGTTCCTAAAGCTGTGGGTGTCGGCCAAGCTCCTGCTTGTCGTTTGCGAGGTCGCAGAAGGCTATGAGGCCTACCGCAAGGGCGACAAGAATGACGATCACCTTCCGCACCTGAATGGCCTCACGGTCGAGATTGCAGACGCAATCATCCGCCTCATGGACCTGTCAGTCGGCATGCGTCTGGACGTGGCTGGCGCCATCGCTGAAAAGCTTACCTACAACCAGCAGCGCGCCGACCATAAGCTGGAAAACCGAACCAAGGACGGCGGCAAGTCCATTTAAACCCTCCTGGAGGCCCTGCGGGGCCTCTTTTAGCAACGATCACGGGAAATCCATAATGAGTCACGACTTTATCAATACTGGCGACAAGGACGCGC